GCCCCCGGCTCGAACCCAGTCTGGAACTCTAGGCCAGGAACCGCTGGCACCCATCCAGTCACGGAATCATAGATCATATCCATGAGCGGAAGGGCAAAGCTATGGCCTTCTCTCTGTGTCTGCTTCTGGATAATGGTTATGCTATATGTGAGAGATCGCGTTCTTACCGTGGGTATGTAGGCGCCCTTGTTAGAGTTATTCGAGCTTTCGGCGGAATAGCTTATAACAATCATTGCCTGTTCGGCAACTCTTCCCGACTCGTCTAGCTCTTCGGCCAAACGAAGTACCACAGCGCTTTGCCCAAGCACCTCGTGCACTCGGCGATGAAGCTGATTCTCAATTTCTAATAGCATAATTACCAGCTTCCGCCACTAATGAAGTCTTGGAGTTCCCAGTTGCCTGTAAGATGGTTGTAAAGAAGAGCATCTCCCGGCTTTACGTTTCTAGTAAAGTTTACATCTGCAAGATCCTGGAGCTTCCTAGCAGCCTCTAGGCTTATGATGTACTGTCTCAGAGCTGCCGCATCCTGCTTATAAGCCGATCCGTCAGGAAACACTCCAACTCTTCCTTCTAAGCGGCCAAACGAAGAACCGTAGTAGCAATTGCTACCACCAGCTCCAAGTAGTAAAAAAGCTGAACCGTCAGCTGGACCTGGGTTAAATGGGTCGTACCCGTATGGTTGGTTACTCATGGTTAGAAAGTATTGCCTTCTTGAAGGCCGTTGTGGTTATCGAAAGTACCATCGGCGCTTTCGGTGAGGTTGGCAGCGACGATAGTATCACCATCTTCTGGATTTACAGCGTCTTGCGTGTTAGTGAATGACGCTAGTCCTCTTGTAGTTTCTAGGGCATCAAAGAGCTCGTTGACTTGAACGGCCGACTCAGGAACAAGGGAAGATACCTGAAGAGCGGCATTTGACAATGCCTCTGAGTTGTTGCGTTGAACCGACATTGCTTCTTTGCGTGGGAATGGCCACCAGCGATTGTTTCCACCTTCACGTAGTACCCAGCGGCTGGTAGAAGGCTCGGTAAAGCTCCTGCCTCGGGCATAGGAGCTGTTTGTCATCGTACAACCGCTATTCCAATAGCGATAGGCTTCCTGCCATTTAAGTCCGGTAGATGGAGAGGCTTTGGATGCCCACAGTTCGAGTTGCTGAAGAGATTTTTCTGCGGCATCTATGACCTGCTGGCGCGGGCGAAGGGTATCTAGGTACCAGCGGGCAATCGTGGCTTGGGTGCGGCGATATGACCCAGTGATAAGTATCTTTCCTTGCGGAGAAGCTGTAATGATATAGTTATTGATTAATGTCGCAGCATCATTCAAGGCAATTTGTATTTTATCAAAATTAATATCATTCCGTGTTGGATCATCTATTGATCCTAACTCCACAGCCTCTTGGTATCCGAATATCTCGATAAAATAATCCACCGATGCAGGATTACAGTTGTCACTTATTCCAAATTTGTCAGGGTACGGCTGTGGCATATTTTTCTAGTAACCTATATACCCTTAAACAAAAAGTGTTTAAATATATTTAAGAACTAATTAACATGGATATTACCCATATGAAACCAAGAATTTATACATACAAAATAACTTTTGAAGAGACTACTTTTTATTACTATGGAAGTAAAAAGGAAAAAGTGTTTGATGAACCATACATGGGATCGCCCAAAACAAATAAATGGCATTGGAAAACTTATACGCCAAAGAAGCAGATTTTAGAATTTTTTGACTACAATGAACAGGGGTATAGAAAATGTAGAGAAGTAGAAAGCAGACTTATAAAGCACTCGATAGAAGATCCGTTTTGTTTGAATGCTGGGTACTTTGGGTATTATAAACCGGCCTCTTGTTCTTTAGAAACAAAGAAAAAAATCTCTATGGCATTAATGGGAAAGCGTTTATCACGGGAAGCTAAAGACAAACTGAGCGTGTTGAGAGCGGGTTCAAAAAATGGAATGTTTGGAAAAAATCATTCAGAGAATACTAAGAAAAAAATAGCTGAAAAAGCTAGAGGAAGAAAACACTCTGATCAAACGAAAGAAAAAATTTCTAGGGCCTTTAGTGGAGAAAATCATCCTTTGTATGGAATAGGTCATACTGACAAGTCAAAGAAAAAAATGTCAGAATCTACTAAAGGACAATATGCTGGAAGAAAAAATCCAAATTGTAAAATACGAAGTTGGAAACATGACCTTTATGGCTTACACGAAAATTTAACTATATTTGAACTTGTTGAAAAATTTAATTTTTTATCTCTAAATAGAAGCAAATTATCAAGTGTGGCAAGTGGAAAATTGAAAGGTTATAAGGGGTGGCATATGGTATAATTACGTAAAATGCCCATGAACACTTACCTTTCCAGCCTCAAAGTAATCTTTGATAGAGATTTGGCTTCGGATACTTTTGTCATAAGAACAAGTGCATCTTACCTGATGAAATCTGTAGAGAGCGTCTACAACACCGAACCAGATACTATTGCAATTGCACTTCGTGAACTAGACGCTTTTCTCAATTCTGAAAAAATGATAAGTTTCCAGCTCGAGGCAGCATTTTTAAGCGCGGATATCAGTCAATGCTACAACACAAACCTAAAAGTCCTCCGGGAACTAAAAGACAAACTGGAAGGTATTTTGGACAAAAAAAAGAGGCCCGAAGGCCTCTAATTATCAGTTAGTTAAGCTAAGCTCAAGCACCGACGGGGTTTTGGAAGATGAAGCCGGAGCCGCACTTTCCGTTCTCACCCATGCCGACGAGTTCGAAAGAACGCTCGACGAGGATGTCACCGGTGAACACTCTGCGCTCAATGTTGAAACGCTCAGGAGTGGAGATAGGATAACCACTCAGGGTGTAGGTGTAGGCGAAGGCGGGGTTACCATAGTTGGCGTCCAGAGCAGGCATGAAGCCATCGGTGGAGGCTGAAGGATGGTAGAAGAGGATAGCGGTGTTGGTGTAGATGTTCTCTAGCGCACCGGTGGTCTGGTTGAGCTTCAGTCTACGAGCCACGCGGATCTCGTCAAGGCCAAAGATCTGAGCCAGGGTCTTCTCATCAACAAGTACACCGCGCTGCATGAAGTCGCGGATGCGCTTGTTACGCTTCATAGCGTTGAAAGCGTCGGGTGAAAGCACCAACTTGTTGGGATACACGCCGATCTGGCTACGTACCTGCTCCTTAGCATTATCCACCAGCACTTCTACGTCAGCAGTAGGGCTGTTGAATTGGTCGGCTCCGCCATTGTAGGTGGAGAGGTTCAGCACGTTGTTTGTCTCGTACTGGGCAGTGTCAGTCACTTGAGCAGCAACTTGAACTTCCCAGGACTGCATGAGGCGGTTGGCGGCGTCCTTAGCAGCAAACTGACGAAGGTCAATTTGAGCAGCGCCGTTCTTAGCCTCAGCAGCGATTTCTTCGGCGATCTCCCAGCTAATCGCTTCCTGACGGAGAGCGAACGAGCGAGTTCCGAATTGATTCTGGATTTTCTGGATGTTAGTTCCAGGAGCACGGAGGAACGACTGAGCCGCAAAAGCCTCCTTGCCAAATACCAGGGTACGACCCGCACGAGTATTCATAGATACCGCGGGAGCGAAGAAGGTTGCTACGCCCTCAGCGTTCTTGTAGCCCTGAGCTAGTTGCGTAAGAATGGGGTCAATTACGCGGACCTGATCAAGATTCATCATGATGTTTTTCTCCTTTAGGTATCTATATCAAGCAAGAGCCGCGCCAGCTTCGTTTCCGAGCTTGACACGAATGTATCCAACTGAACCCGCTCCGCTAGCGGCGGTTGTTTGGGCGTCAAGAGCACGTCCTACAACAATCTTGCCTGTTCCAGCAGCGCCGGTTACAGCCTGACCGCTCGCGTTAGCGAAGATAGGCGAATCAACGACAATAGTCTGAGAAACGGCAACTTGCACGATAACGATTCCTGAGGTCACGAGGGTAACAAGACCCTGGTAAGGGAATACGCCGGGCTTGTAAGGTGTGGTGGAAGGATTGAGTTGACCTTCGTACACCAGAGTTGAGCCGTCATCTACTTGATAGCCATTGGCGTTCAGTTCGCCTTGGCCATAGATGCGGTAGATGTTAACGCCAGCCGCGTAACCGTTGGCGGAAGGGTACGCGCCGGAGCGAGTGATGAAGCGAGCGCCTTCGATACCATTGGTAAGAGCTGTAGAGTCGGTGACGGTTACAGTCTCAACATACTGGTGATCGAAAGACATGTAACGTGGATCGTTAGCCATGTGTTAATCTCCTTATGAGTTGGATAGGATGGCTTTCAGAGCGACAGTGTACTCAACGCCCTTTTGCTCCGAGTACTCCAGCGCCTGAGCGTGAAGTTCTGTGGTAGCAGGATCGTATACGTACCCATCGACTGTAGGCGTTGGGGTCTTTCTGCCCTTAGGAGCAGAATTAGGTGTTGCAAACTCTTCAAAGCTTACCATCGAGGGCAGATTGCCCAGAATGCCTCTGAAGAAGTCGAATTGTGAGGCTTTGCCTGTCTCGGAGAAGTTCACCGAGTTCTTATTATTGAGGGTTTCCATGAACCGGACTAGGTCGGTCTTAGACACGATCTGCCCAGTAAGTTTGCCCTCGCTATAGAGAGTCTCACAGAAATCAGAGATTTCCTTCTCTCTCATAAGCTTTTTCTGCCTGGCAAGTTCTTCCTCTAATTCGGCTACCCGGGCATGAAGGTTGTTCTGTCCCTGAACTCCCATAGCGCGCTCGCTATGATCCAGAGTTCCTGTAGCCTCTTTCGAAGCAGTCTCTTTCTTTTTCTTCTCTTCGTCAGTCTCTTCTTCGTAGGTTTTGCAACCCTCGCCGTTGTCAGCGACTTCTTCTTCTTCTTCTTCTTCTTCTTCTTCTTTAGCCTCTTCTTCTGCATAAACGGGCTTTCCTTTAGGCTCTTCAGCACCGCTCACATCTTCGCAAGGAGGGCTACCGGCATCGGAAGGCTTCTCGCCTTCTTTAACAGTCTCTCCCATGTCCTCAGAATCCTTCTCTTCTTTAGTGTCCTCTTCTTCATCTGGCTTTTTGCCCTCTTTTTTGGCTTCGATAGCCTTTTTAAGTCCTTCAGGCATCTCGCCGTAAGACATCCCATCTCCTTCCATCATGGAAGTAGCATCAGTTTTTAAAGCCAAAGCTTTAATTAGTTCTTCGATCTCGTACTCAGAAGCAAGTTTAGCGATCTTCTGATCGCTATCTTCCATATCGCCCGAGATGTCGTCAGTTTCCATACCCCCGCCGTCTTGTGGAGCAGAAGCGCCCGGGTCGTCGGTTCCGGGGCTCATGGGGTCGGCAGCGGGGTCGGCAGCGGGATCGGCAGCGGGATCGGCAGCCATGGGATCAGCAGAAGGATCTGCCGAGGGATCCATTGAGGGATCTTCGTCTGCATCTTCCTCTAGACCTAGGTCATCTGAGGAATCGGAATCATCAGCCATGCTCATGGCCGGATCCATATCCATGTCGGACTCCATGCCGTAGTCCATGTCGTACTCGGCAGGAGCGCCCGTTTCGGAAATTTGGTTTCCGCTATCGTCGTATACGTTGGGCTTAGACTTTCCTTGCCCGCCAATATTGATATTGACAGTCATCCCGCCATTTTCGGCATGCTCGACAACCGAAGCGACCGAAGCGGAAGTTTCTGGTTTGGTTTTTTTCCTGGCCATAGTTTGGTTTTTTCCTAAATGTTCTTTAAACGAAATAGAAGACTCCCCTTTAGAGGGGGTGATTGTTATCGTTTCTCGCTCGGATGACTCCGAGAAAGCGGTGAGTCCCTTCACTGCCGGAATAGAAACCAGACCGAGATGGCGTAGTGACAGCTTACCGGGCGTAGGATTCGTTTCAGCCTCGGGTAAGTAGAATGAACTACTTACCTTTTTAAACACCCCATCTTTGATGAGTTGTTCGGCTTTAGGGGTAAGTTCCACCTTACCCCAAAGTTCTTTGCCCTTTCTCCAGACTTTACGTACCCAACCTAAAGCCGGAGTATCATCCTGCTGATCGTGACCGATGATCAGAGGCGCCTCGTGGCGGACAGGGTCATAAGACCCTGCCAGTTGATCCAAATCAGCCTCTGTAAATACCAGCTTTTGGCCGGTAGAGGAGATTTGAGGACCGGCCCTAAACATCTCGATAAAAACAACCTTTTTGGGTTGCTGAGATGAAAGGGGTTCTTTAGAATTGAGCACAGGGTCTTTCATTTATCAGAATACGTTTGTTGCGCTTAGAACGGCACTAAATCTTTCTGAGTTTCTGGAGAAGGAGTCGCTCAGCTGGGCGACTTGACCGGCTGGTGTTCTGACGATTGTTACGAGCAGACGCTCGAGAGTCGGGCTTGTGGCCACGTAAACGTCAAGTCTTACAGAACCGTTTTCCAGGTCTGTTGCATTGTTGTTGGCAGAAGAGCAAACAACTAGGTAAGCCTGTTCGGGTCTGGAGCCATAAAGTGCTCCTTGGCGGAAGAACTGACCAAGAACTTGAGAGGCGATGGATTTCACCCTGGCGTAAACCGTCCCGGCGGAATCGATCTGCTCAAATAGA